TCTCCACTTTGAGAAAGTACAACACCTATACGGCTATTAAACGAATCAACTCCACTTATTCCACCCCCTCCAGTATCTTGATGTATTCTTATAGTAACCCCCATTTTTTAAAGTTTTTCAGTTAAAATAACAGAAATTGTTCCGGTTGTTGGTCCTCCTCCATACACCAAACGAAAGTAGCGACCAGAAAAGAAACTATCTTCAAAAGTTACTGAATCATTGGAAGGAACATCAACAGCAACAGCATTTTGCAATGAATCCCAAAAATTACCGTCAGCACTTTGCTCTAATGTTACAACAGCATCAGCATCAGTTCCAGTCAATCCGATTTGTACTTGCCAAATAGAATCGTGGTTAATTTCAAAAGAATCAGTTGTAAAAGGAGCAGTAGCTGGAAAAGTTCCATCAACATCAACACCAGCAACTTGTTGATAAAACTGTTTTAAGTGATTGCAATTTGTTGTAATCATATCTATATTTTTATAATTAAATTAACCCTATTTTCTTTTTACTTACTCCATTAAATACATCGTAAGTATCTTTATTTTCATAAATGTAATATTGAATATTATTGTAATCCTCAATACTCTCATTATAAAATTCAGAAATACCCCATTGACTAAACATTGTAGGAGTTGAATTTTCTGTATCTACTCGATTGATTCCTGTAATATCTCTTTGATTAGGGAAATCTCTCATATACTGAAAGAAAATAAATCCTTTCAACATTGATTTAATCCCTCTCGAAATTATTCTTTTCGGTTGGCAATAACATAAACCAGTAGCCCAATAATATGAGTTAAAAAATCCGGTTCTTAAATCAATACAAATTTCTTTAAAAAGTGCCAAGTAAATTGGATCAGTAGGAACGCCATCAGTCAAATTATCAATAAATAATTCTGATAATTCACAGCCTAATAAGTCTTGAAGATATCTTTTTTCATATCTATCAATATAGGCTTGAAGCTGTCCTTCACAAACTCCCTTCGCTTGTGGAATCTTATATTTTCCTACTGTAAAATCAGAAATTTGTAATACTAACATTTATTTTTTATTTAATCTTTTTTCTTCACACTCCTTACAAACTGTTTTTGTTTTAGAGGTTTTGTTTTTCTCACACTCTTTACATTCTGCTTTTGGTGTGTTCAATTCTTTTAAAGCTTTTACTTTAGCATCATTCAATTTTTTCAAATACGCTTTGTGTTCTTTTTCTGTTGCTTCTTTGCAATACTCAGCCTCAATAAATCTTTCAGCTAATTTATTATCAATGTTTTTTACTGTTCCTTTTGGAATACCTATTGGATGGTCCTTTATAAATTTTACAATCATAGCGAAGTAATTTAAAAAGCCCAATCAATTAAGACTGGGCTTTTGTTTATATTATGGTTTTGCTAAAGCAGTTTTAGCAGCAGCAATGTCTTCAATTTTTAAGAAAGCGTTTTGATTTACTGTTCTTACGATTAATTGCTTACGCATAGAACCTTTAATACGGATAAAATCTTCTAGGAAGTCAGTACCATGCTCATCAGCCATTTCAATTTGAATTTCTCTTTCTGTGTAAATTGTTCCTTTTGTAGAATCAAATACATAAGCAGTATTTTGAGGGACTAAAGGAGTCGCATAAACTGGAACGTCATCAATACTCATTCCATCAGCAGAAAAATACAAAGGTAACAAATAGTTTCCATCAGCATCTTTCTCTAATTTCATTTGGCATACATCAGTAGGATTCATTACAATAGCGTTTGGATTGTAATAAGCTCTATTTGCTTGACCAGAATTTACATTTTGACAAATAGCAGAAGCTAAAACATCATAAGTTGTAGGAAAAGGAATAGAAGCAGCCATTCCCTCGATTGGAGAACCAACACCAACTCCCCAAGTTTGAGCGTAAAAATCAACAGAATTTAATTGATTGTTAGCGGTACCAGTCCCTAAAAGTAACTGTTGATCTAATTTTAAACGCAAGTTTTCAAGAATGAAAGTATTTACTTCAGATTCAATAAATCCGAAATCTTCCATAGCATCTTTACATACAGGAATAGAATCAGCGATTTTTTTAACTGAATCAGTTGTTGTTTTCCAAGTGATGTCAGAAGAAGGAAATAAAGAACAATTTGCAACGTTATTTGCTCCTCTTGTTAAAACGTCTTGGTCAGTATAACGGATTGTTCCTCCTGAATTAGGACCAACATTCACAGAAGAAAACAAGGTTTCCATTACTAATTGTCTTACTGGTTGTTTTCCAACACCATCAAGACCGTAAAAATATTGGTCAGTTCCATCAACAACAGAAGCAGAAGTAACTGCTTTTTGCTCTAAAGAAAAAGAAGCCTTTCCTTTTTGTGCAATTTCTTCAATCGCTGTTTTAATAGAAGCAGTCTTTTTTTCTAAAGCGTTCGCCAAAGAATTACTTCCTTTTTCTTTTAAAGTAGTAATTACTTTGCTTTGCTCTTTTAAAGCAGTTTCCAACTCAGCAGATTTTTTAGAGTTTTCCTCTTGCTTAGAAGCAACTTCTTTTTGATAAGCCTCAACAGCTTCCCAGTTCTTCTTTTGTGTTTCTTCTTGCTTTGCAGAATATGCAGCAAGTTCCTCTTGTGTCATCGCTAACTTTTCAGCAGCACTTTTAAATTCGATTTGTGCGAATGATAAACTCATTTATTTATAATTTAATTAAAATAATAATTTCTTTCTTTGTTCTTGTTCTTGTTGTTCTTTCTTGATTTGGTCCTCTTTTTCGGTATTCGGCTCGTTAGTTTCCTGAGTGTTTTTGTTAAACGGCTCAAAGTTTACAAGTGAATTGTATCCAATTTTTAAGGCTTCCAGCTCTAAGTGAAACAAGTTATTAAATTTTTGCGAAAGATTACAGTCCATGACTGCTTTTATGCAAATTTCCATTCTTTGATTATAGTCTTCTAAGAACGTATTAATATCTTCTTGACTTTTTATAATTGCAAGGTTTGGGGTTTCTGAATTAGCACCAAAGACAACAGCAGAACCCTCCCAAAGTTTGACCTCTTGAATTTCCCAAATGTTTTGCTCTCCTTCTTTTGCTTGTTTTATTTTATCAGCAATGTAATTAAATCCGATTGAATGCTCTCGAATAATACCACTTTCATACATTTTTAAGAAGTCTTCTCCTTCGGTATGTTCTCCCATTTTAGAGCGAAAGTACAAGCCTTTATCATCTTCCTTTAATTCCTCAATTACTCCAATAGGACGTGTAACGTCATGGTAAGCTAAATGTGCTATTTTTCTATTAGTTGAAGAATTAGGACCATGTTCTTTGATTGATTTAGAGAAAGCACCCTTTAAAATCTTATCAGCGTCAGAATCAACATTATCAAAAGCCGAAAAATACCCTTCGACCATTCGATTTTTTGCGTCTGCTTTTATTTCAAAGTCGCAATTCTTACGATTATATCCTTTTTTATTGCTCATTATCTTGATTATTTTCGTTTGCTACTGTTTCAGGAATAAGCAATTCGGCTTCTTCTTCTGTTATTTTGTAGGTATAAATTAAAATCTGAATAGCTGCTGCTCTTTCTAAAGTTCCCATAGTTACTTTTTCAGCAATTGGAAGAATAGCATCAATCATTATTTTAGATTTTTCAGCTTCCATTTTCTTATCTTTTTGAAGAACCTCTATTTTTTCAGTATCTAATTTAATATAATACTCCTTGTTATCTCTTTCGTTGAAAATAGGTATTAGGTTTTCGTTCCAATTATCTACAAAGGTTTGAGCCAATGGAATAGCTGCTTCTGTATAAAGTGATTTCTTTGCTTCTGCTAAATTGTTAAATGTTTTATTTGCAGGATCATTAAAAAGTTGTGAACTCATACCGTAAACATTGCAAAACTTCCTAAGTTTATTTAAATCTATTTGGTCCAGCATTAAGTCCTTTAAATTAGAACCTAACTGAGTAAACCTAACATTTTGCGAAGTTGTTACTGTCTTGTTATAGTTGTTTGCTCCTCCGATTCTATCTCTTAATTGATTGTCAAGTTCGTCACGTTCCTCAGCAGTCATTGGATAACCTTCTCTTGAATCATTTGAAATCATTCCAGTAGCACCTCTATTTTCAATCATTGCTGATTCTGCTTTATGCACTTGATTAGAAGTATCTAAAGCTAAATAAGAGGGTTGTAACATTGAAAGTCCTTTTCTGTCTTTTGGATATGATGGATCTAACTTTTTACAATGAATTAATTGTTCTGCTTCGTATTCTGTTCTATAACCACCATAAGAAAAAATATAACTTGAAGGTTTTTCAAAAAATCTTTGATTTGTAAGTGTTGAACACTCCATAAATTGCGAAGGCAAAATATAAAGAGAGGTAGGTATCGTAAAACCCAAAGCAGTATCTTTTAACTCAAAACTATCTCCAGTTAATAAATAGTTTGTGTATTGCTCAATGCGATATTCTTTGTTTGTTTGGTCCTCGTTTGGGTTTTTTAGTAAGCTATAAAGCGAATTACTTTGATCCTCAACTTTTACCCATTCATCGCCCTTTTTTTCATATAAGCAAAAAGGAATAGAAGCAGAAGTCTGAACCAATTTATCAATAACAGAAAAAACGTCTTCATTTGAAAGATAGCCTTCATTAATTAATTTTTCCTCAGAAATTTGATTATAACCAAAACCACCAAAGCCGAACCATTTTGAAATCGAACGATTATTAAAGGTTTGTGAATGGCTTTTTATTGTAAAAATTGATTTTATTTTGTCTATTATAACCATATTTTAAAATTTATCTGTCAAGATAGTCAAGTGCATAGCGTAAAGGATCAATTAAGTGATTAAAATTATCTATTGGAGTATCGCTTTTTTTATCAAGCCAAATGTAATTATTCAATTCACTTATCAAATTTATACTATTTTTTTCTACAATAATACGATATTTTTGGATTTTTTGTATTCCAGTCAAAACCGAACCGGCTTTTTTAACGCAAGGAATTAGATTTATACTCTTTCTTTCTTGTGTTGTTTTACGTCTTAAAGTTTGTATTGTTGTTTTTGCTGCGCTATCTGCTATAATCAATTTATTATCAGCGTGTTTATAATTTAATTCAAATATTTGGTCATCATCTAAAGAGGACAAATAAAAGCATTCCTGAACATAAAGAAGCTTATTTTTCTTATCAATTGCAACTTTTACCAATGTCGTTGG